AAACAGAAGACAAGTTGCTGAAGCAGCAGACTATTAGAACTAAGATTGGTTCTAAGAAACAAAGACTCGATAATGATTACGAGTTCTTTAGCAACACTGACCAATGCCCAACCTGTTCTCAAAGCATTGGCGAAGAACTTCGTAGCACTAAGATGAAAGAACTTGGTGCTAAACGGGAAGAACTCAATACTGCTGTGTCGCAGTTGAGAGAAGAGATTGACAAAACAAATCAACTTGTCGCAGACTTCCGTAAGGAATGTGAGAACATCACCGAGATGCAATTTGAGGTGAAGCGTTTGTTCAATGAAGAACAACGTTTGATGCGACAGAACACTGACATCATTGCTCAGGTTCGAGAGTTGAACAATCAACCCGACATTCAGGGAGAGAAAGAGTATCTCCAGAAACTGAATAATGATTACAACACTAAAGAGATTGCTTGCTCTGGTGTTTCTAAAGAATCTTCCGATCTAAAACTTGTTGCAACTCTGCTGAAAGACGGCGGGATCAAATCTAAGATTATATCTAAATACGTTCCCGTCATCAATCAGCGGATCAACAAGTACCTTGCTGATATGGACACCTACGTCAATTTCACTCTTGACGAAGAGTTCAGTGAGGTAATTAAATCACGACACCGTGATACCTTCTCTTACGCATCGTTTTCAGAAGGTGAAAAGCAAAAGATTGATCTCTCATTGCTTTTCACCTGGAGACATATTGCTAAGATCAAGAACTCGGTAACGACAAACCTTCTCATCCTAGATGAAGTGTTTGATTCTAGCCTAGATAATCAGGCAACCGATGAACTTCTGAAAATCCTCAAGTCTTTAGGTCCTGACACAAACTTCTTTATCATTTCGCATAAGGGAGATGTCCTCCTAGATAAATTTGAAAGGACAATTTCATTTGAGAAAGTCAATGGATTTTCAAAAGCGTTCTCTGAGGGGCTTTAGCTCAGTTGGTAGAGCGCCTGCTTTGCAAGCAGGATGTCAGGAGTTCGAGTCTCCTAAGCTCCATCGGAATCTGATGCTCGTTATGTATGTTTGACATCCCGTTTTACGTTAGCAATGGTGAATACAACCGACACAATGATTTCAAAAAAGAAATCAAAGCACGTCGGGAGGAATTCTGTTGCGACCTCACACGTTTCTATGGAACTGGATGGTCAAGCATACATTCCAACTGGAAACTCCACGAAGAATACCCTGACTTCGCGGAGTTTCTACTTTCTAA